ATGGTTGCAAACATGGGTACAATTACAAAACGAACAACAAGTAAAGGCGAAACTCGCTATAGAGCTTTGATACAAGTCCGTAAGCAAGACATCAATTTTAATGAATCTCGCACATTTAGTAAAAAGGCTTTAGCGGAAGCCTGGATAAAAAAGCGTGAAGCAGAAATTGAGGAAAACCCAGATATTCTACTCGGAAAGAACTCAACTGCCATGATTTTGGCAGATGCGATTGATCAGTACCTGGACGAAATCAATGAAGCAGTCGGTACATCTAAACGCTACAAGCTGAAATTCTTTAAGCAATTTCCATTTTGTCAGCGACGTATCGACCAACTCTCCAGAGAGGACTTTGCTCAGTATATCTTGCAACGTCGTGCTGGTATTCCTGAGATGGGGCTAGACCCAATCGCCAAGTCAACTGCGGATCAGGAGATCCAATATCTGCGTTCTGTGCTGAACCATGCTGAGTTGCTTTGGAATCAGCCATCGGTAGTGAAAGAACTCGAACAGGCTGCACGTGGCTTGCGTAATGCACGGCAGATAGCAGGGTCTGAAACCCGTAGTCGTCTGCCAACAAGCCAGGAACTGCAAACGCTCACCAGTTACTTTTATGATCGTTGGATGAATACCAATACCACCATGCCGCTGCATTTGATTATGTGGCTGGCGATCTATACGTCTAGAAGGCGCGGAGAGCTGTTTGGCTTGCGTTTAGACGATTATGACCCTGAACATGGTGTTTGGCTTGTACGTAACATCAAGAATCCAAATGGTGCTCAGGGGAACAATAAACGCTTTAAAGTATCTGCTCAGGCAAAACAGATTATCGATCAGTTACTAGATCCGACTGTGCGTAAGAAGATGATGCGCTTAACCGATGATGATAGTTTGTTGATCCCACTAGATGCTGGAGCAGTAACTCGTGTATTTACCAAAGCCTGTAAGATATATGGCATAGAGGATTTGTGGTGGCATGACCTACGCCATGAAGCTGCGACACGTTTGGCAGAGCAGGGGCTAACCATTCCTCAGATTCAGCAATATACGCTGCATGATAGTTGGTCGAGTTTGGAGAGGTATGTGAATCTGGACTTGATTCGGAAAAATGTACTTGAGTTTGATAAAGCAATCATGAATAGGTTTATGCAACAAAGCCACTAAATATCAGAAAGCAGATGGTACGTGGATTAGAGTTTAATTTGAAAATAGAGCGGGAGGATAAAATGAATTTTTTAAGAAAATCAGAATTAATTAATTCTATACTTCAAAAAATTGCATCTTTGGCTGTAAATGATTGGCGAAATATTATCTATTATACTGAAAGACTTAGAGACAATAATATTGGATTGAGAAATAAGGATACAGCCTTATGTTGGGTTGGTGATAATCTAAAATTATATACAGATGATTATCCTTTACGTTCTTCTATGGAACCTTATAAAACAATCAATATTCTTTTTGAAGAATGTGAAAAATCTGGTGATAATTGGTGTGCTTTATCTTTATTTTTAGATCATCATGGTAAATATTCTTCTAAGTTTTATTATGAAGGTACACCTTTACTTAATGGAAACGATGCTGAGTTATCAAAAAGATTGGCAGAAATAAATCCAACTGAAAACTTATAATCGAGAAATCAGTAAAAGAAGAATTGGGGTTGAGCATGTATTTGGCAGGCTCAAAACCTTTAAGGTTCTTGCTAGATGTTATCGCAATCGAGGAAAAAGACTGGGTTTAAGATTTAATTTGATTGCAGGAATCTATAATTTAGAGCTGAGTAAAAAATGATTTATGAAAGAGGTCTATTTAAGAACAAAATCGCAAGTTTCAGGTTTATATGGAGAGTCAAATACTTGCGTTTGTATACGATAGCTTTCCAGTCGATTAATCAACATTTCCTGAAAATGATCAATTTTGACCTTTGGATTGTTTTCGATACAGATCGACTTGACCAAAGGTCGATAGTCACGGTGAATCGGATCTGCTTACCACTGCCATGAAGTACATGCGGAACAAAGTATCCCACTTAATAGTGATAAAATTAATTTCTTATTTTTCATATAAAAACTGGCATATTTAAAGACAGCAGAATTATAACGTGATGAACGATCAATTCAAGCATTAAGCTTATCTCACTCCACCTAATAACAGTAGAGTGAGATAAACTGGTTTATGAGCAAGTTGAACAAATCTCACTTAAAATCATTAACCAACCAGTTTGGCATTGCGCCCTATAAGGGCTCAACGAGGCAATATACCGCAAGCTGGAGCTGCAACTCCACTAATAGCTCCAAATTCAGAATTCTTTTTTAAATAATGCCAACCACAGTAATGCAAAAAAATACTTAGGATTTTCTATTGGTTCAAATGGCATATTAAGTTGACCTAATATTATTTGATAATCAAAATCACTTGACGACAATACTTTTGATAAGCTTGATTTAATTAAATCTTTTGAATGCATATCTAGATCATCATAAGTAGAAACACAAATTTGATTAAAAATTTTTAAAAGTTGTTCATCATTAGAGGGATCTATGCTTTGTAGATCTCTCCATTCCTTATCATCAAGCATTTCATAATCTAAATCTTTAATGAGAGTAATTATTGCAGATATTTCTCTGTTATTTATCATTTCTAAAACTCCTAATTAATGACCCAATATTGAAAAGGCTGTTACTGGTAGGGTACCCTAAGTTACTAAAATTTAGTAAACCTAAGAGAATTTTGGCATTTTTATGTTTGTGCAACAAAGCCCATTTGTAGTGCCATTTTTAATTTATTTATTAATATAGATCGATGTTTAGAATATTTTTCATCATTTGATGAAGATGATTCGGGTTTTTCTGAAAGAGTAATGGATCATCATTAAGTGAAGTTAATGAATCTGAAGTTAATTTTTTTGGTGGCGGTGGGGGAGTAACCTCACACCAAGATTTAGTATTAGTATCATAAAATTTTATTTGAATAGTACTCATAAAAATTATTCTATTTAATGTGATTTTGAACACATTATAATAATTTTTCGTATATGCCTAATGAAACTTTAGTGCATCACCTCATTTGTGCTGCACTAATTAAAGTTTAATTTTCACCCATTCATCGCCACAAAGTCTTGCTTTGCAATAATGTATGTGCCTTTTTCTTACCACTATAACTTTTCTTCTGTTTTTTTAGGCCTTTGGATTGGAATTTCAGTGGCATCTACAATCACCACATTCCAGTCTATACCGTCACCTTGGGGTAATTCTTTCGGTAAATTAAATAAACCTGATCGAATCAAAGTATCCTCAACTTGACGAACAATTCTAGATGCTGTCGGCTCTGATACGCCATAACTTGTAGCAACGTGAAATAAGGTGTGATATTCACGCCAATAGCTGAGACCAAGTGAAATCTGATCTTCAAGGCATAGTTTGGGTGATCTGCCTTTAGCAGGGATTTGCATCTGCATTTGTTCAACCATGAGAGAAAATATTGAACGGGATATGCCTGTATAATGCTTAAACTGGAAATCAGGAAGCTTTTTAAATTCGGGATATTTCATGGCGCAATGATGCTTTAAAATCTAAAGTTTTGCAGAATGTTTTTTGATCTAAAAGTTGTGTGTTTTTTGATTTATAAAAGAGATCTATTATTTATTTTTTTGTTATTATTTAAGGTCACATAAAAACAATTGCCAAGCATCAACAAGCTGTGCATCATCTAAAGCTTTTTTAAGTTCATCAGATATAAAAATTGAATGATTTAATTCTGGATCTTGCCATAAATCGACATCACAATTTACAGCTTCTTTTTTAATTGCTATAGCATGATCTTTATAATCGGCATGGTATAATTTATAAATTTGATAACCTTCATGTTTCGTATAAGAATGCTTATCTAATTCCTTAGTACAATATTCCGGATATAAATAGCTTCTTAGCTCAGCAATATTAAGAAAGTAATATGTTTGATCATTTACAGGTTCATTTAATTTAATATCAAAAAAAGATAATGGATAAAGAGTACTTTGCCCCAAACGAAATTGTTTAAGCACGTTAGCACATGCCTCTGTCAAAATTACAAAGCCATCTTGTGTACGAAAAAAACTTGGCAACTTGACTGTTTTACCAAAGCCATGTGCATATAAAATAGTTGGTGCATTGTTTGGTTCTATTCTTTTACTTAAATGATATTGATCTACTATTTCTATTTTTGTATTACGCAGTTGCTTTCTGTATTTTTTTTCTTCTTCTGAATCGCCTTTTATTTTGTATAGTTCAACATAGTCAAACTTACCAGGAAAAGATAAATCAAATACCCGATAGTTTTCATCAAACATTATAGTTGTAGTCCATACATTGTTAGACATAGTTTTCCCCTGTGTGTTTACAAAATTGAGTGGTAAATATTAACAGTTAAAGTGAATTTTTATTAGATGAAAAAACCAATAGGTGATAGAACTTGTCGTTCCAATGTTTTTATTCAAATCAAATTTCATTACCAATGAAATTTATAGTAAAATTTCCAATAAAAAACAAAGCAATCAGTAAAATGTATATAAAAATAAGAACTTGATATTCATTAAGTTCTTATTGAAAAAATCTGATTGGAGTAGACGAGTGAAGGGTGTTTTCACCCATTCATCGCCACAAAGTCCTGCTTTGCAATACTGCACTGCTTATCTAGGTACACAGCCAAATCTGCAATATTTACAAACCACTTCGCTTGCTTGTTGTCAGGCTCACTTTTAAACACAGGAAAGGGTAGATCCTGAGAGTTGGCACGACGGTTCGCATGTTTGATATCCATGTGTGGGAAATAATCATTCACCACGGTTTCAAGCAGAACCACTGGAGAGCCATAGCGCAGCATCAAAATATGATACGAACTGAGTTGAAGCTGATTATTGAGCATCGTACTTCTCCAGGGCAGACTTGATTCGGTTAAAGGTGTTCAGATCCACTTGTACAGGCAGCACATGCGGGCTAACAAAATGGAACGTGATGCGGTGTTCATTGTTCAGTGTGTGCAGTACCACGTTATTGATATTTCGGAGATGAACCACATGTTCGATATGGTTCAGGTCTTTGAAAATTAGCATCAAAACTTCTCCAGACAATCGATAATTAAATATGCTGAAAAAAGAACACCCATAAATGAAAAGCTTAAAATCTTAGTTGGCATGATCATCACCACTGAGCTGTTGCAACCATTGCTTTATAGATAGCGAGGTGATCATTTGTTGAATGAAGTAATTCAGCAGCAACTTGTTTTTGGCGATCTGTAGGTTCAGATGGCACTAGAACATAGCCTTTAGGAATAGTTTTTGATTTTGCGCATTCAAGCCATGACATGAGGAGAGCAGTAACATGACTAGCATGTTCAATGACAGCTTCATCTTCACCCAATTCAAAATGGCGTTCTGACCAATTTGGCTCATATGTACCGTTGCCGTCATTGCACTCTTCCCAAACTAAATCATCTAGATAGCCGCCACATTCAACAAAATTTCGCTCAAACGCCTGGCGTTCTTCTTCAGGACAAATTTCATAGCGATAAAGCTTTTTAGGTTTTGCCCATATAGCCATCACATGACCGAATTCATTTTCAGAAATTGAAATTAAAAACCAATTTGGGTCTTGGTCTGGTTTTGAAGGTGACCATTGTTTAATAGCTTTATAATTGAGCTTCTCTAACCATAGCTTTTTAAGTTCTTCATCTACATCATATTCAAAATAAACATAAGCTATATCAATATTGAAATAACGTTTCATATCAATAAGTGCTGAATCATAAAAATAATCAAAGTGATCAGATTTTGAAATGGTATATATTTTAATTTCAGGGTGAGTCCAGACACCATATTCATCGCGTTCAACAGCGACAGGTTTTAATTGCTGAATATCCATCGATCAAGCCTCCAGTACTTTTTGTGCACGTACAGCTTTCCAAACTGCTTGAGTCCAAGTGACTTTTTCAGCTAAGTCAATGAACTCATAATCGTGAGCAGCAGAAATAAATGCGTTGGCTTGTGCAACTGCTATATTGAACTCATATGCTGAACTAGCTGAGCCAATCGCTTTGATTGAGGACTCGATTTGAGAAACGGCTTTATTTTTGAAAAAAGCGTCATCACGAACTGGTTGAGCAAAGTCTTCTGCAAATAGGCGAGAATGAATAATTGTGTCGAATTGGTCATTTGATAAAAGAGTTTTTTTCATAACATAAAACCTAAGTTAGATTAGATATTGAATAAGCTAAGCCATCTTAGATTTTGTGTCAATAAAATATTCTAAGTCATCTTAGAATATTTTTTATTAGATTGAATTATAGGAACTTTTTGGAAGGCTCAAATTTTCCAATATATTTGCCTTTATATATGCAATTTTCTTTTAGTGGAATAATATTTGGTTGGAAATTTGGATTTAAAGCTTGTAAATACATACTATTAGGCTCTCTAACAAGGGCTTTGAAAGTTGCTTCATCATCACATCTTACAACGACCATTTCGCCAGTTTGTATATGTTCTATTGATATGTCAGGGTCAATACAGATATAGTCACCATCTTTAAAATGAGGTGCATTGCTTGTACCTTGTACAATCATATAAAAACTATTTTTCCCTGCATTTGGTGGAGCTGGGAGCCATTTATCAATTTCATGAGCTTCTAGCGATCTTACATTAGTCCAATTCCCTGCTTGTACATAATCTAAAACAGGTAACATTCTTGAAATCGGTCTAAAATCTTTAACTGATTCACTTACTTCATGTTGCCCATATTTTATATATTCAATAGAGGAATCAAGCATTCTTGCTAAAGTTTCAAGGTTTTCATATTTGGGTTCATTTACATCTTTTTCCCAAAATCCGACTGTAACATCGGAAACACCAACTAAATCTCCTAATTTTCCTTGAGTTAATTTTTTCTCTTTTCTAAGTTTTTTGATTCGAGAGCCGATAGTTTCCATAAAAAATCCCACTATAAGTATCTAAGCTATCTTAGCTATTGACTATCAAAGATAAGTTGTGTCTAATTAAATCTAAGACAACTTAGATTTTGGAGTTAATATGACTCGTCAAGAAGCAATGGAATTACTTGGCTATAAAAAACTGATTCAGCTTGCAGATCGGCTTGAACTTACAACATCTGCAATTGCTCAATGGCGTGATGGTGAAGACATTCCAGAATTCCGTGAATATGAGATCAGAGAGTTAGCTGCGGGTCGCATTCCAAAGCGTTTGCAGAAGTCTAAACAAAATGTAACTCGCACAAATAACTAAAAAAATGAATTATTTTCGGAGTTTTAAACATGCAACTCACTAGCTTACAACGTCGTGAACTGACAGTTATGCCTTTAACGATGGCACTCAAAGCAGCCGTTTACCGTCACAATGATGATTCTGTTATGGCACAAATTGCTGAAAAAAACGGTTTTAACATCAACACTTTTCGCAGTTCATTAAACCCCACCACACCAACCCATAAGCCGAATATCTTTCACCTTGAAGCGATTCTGTCAGAAACCCGTGACCCTCGCATTATGGACAGCATTTGTGCAATTCATGGCAATGCTGCATGGTTTGAGTTGCCAAAAGTTGAAGTCTCCAGCCAAGCAGATTTTGTTTTAAAAATTGGAAAACTGGCAAAAGAGCAGGGCGATCTAGCACAGTCAGTTGCTGGAGGAATTGCAGATCATGTGATTACTGAAGATGAACTGGCAATGATCCGTAAGGAAGCCTATGACCTGATTCGTATTGCATCGACCCTTTTAGCGATGGCTGAAAAGCATCATGAACTCACTGGAGAAGATTAATGGCTCTTACTTTTGACCAGGTGCGTGATGCAGCGCAAAACAACTGGAAAGATCTTATTTTTCCTGCATTCGCCATTACGGTTCCTGGCAAGAAAACTCAACATGGCCCATGCCCGATTTGTGGTGGTACAGACCGTTTTCGTTGTGATGATAAACAAGGCAAGGGTACTTTTATCTGTAGTCAGTGTGGTGCTGGAGATGGCTTTGCATTGATTGAAAAAGCACGTGGCTTAGATTATTCCTCTGTTTTAATAGAAGTTGGCGCAATACTAGGATTATCAGCAGACAGCAAGGTCAGTGAACAAGACCGTAAAAAATGGAGAGAGAAAGCAGAAGCTGATCAAGTTGATGTTGAGCAGAAAAAAATTAAAGCGCAGGCAACAGCCGCAATGCGTGCTGCACGTACGTGGAAGGCTAAATCAGTAGATCGTGATTGTCCATATTTAGATCGTAAACAGGTCAAAAATCACGGCTGTAAAATTAATGGAAAAGGCAACTTACTTGTACCACTTTTTGACATCAGCGGAAAAATTTGGAACGTGCAAGAGATCCATGCCGATGGCCATAAGCCATATTTACCAGGTGGACGAGTGAATGATTGTTTTTACATCATTGGTGAAATCATAGATCAGCATCAGATTATTTGTATTGCGGAAGGTTACGCAACAGCAGCCAGTATTTTTGAAGCAACAAGCTATACGACAGTAGTGGCTTTTCAGTCGGGCAATATCGACAAGGTAGGTATTGCTATCCGCTCCAAATATCCAAATTTACAGCTTGTTTACTGTGCAGATGATGACAGTGCAACATTAAACGCAGGTCTAAAAGCTGCGAATAAAGCTGTGGCTGCTACAGGCGGCATTATTGTATTACCCGATTTTAAAATAGTGGAGCACGTATGAGTCTTGAAGAAAATAACGAGCAGCCACAAGCCAAAGCTAAGCCACCATCTGACTTTAACGACCTGCATGTACTTGCAGGGTTAAGTGAAGTGCGTCGGCAAATCAAAGGCGCAATTGAGTCTTCTGATTTTGCTATAGATTTTCCCCATACCCCTTTAAATACCGCAAACCACTTTTCAGGTGAAATGGTCGAAAATGGTGCGGAAAATGACAATATAAATCCTGTGAATGATGATTTTGTTTTAGATTTTGCACCGCCAATGAATGGGCATTCTGAATCTGGTACGGCAAAAATAGAGGGGAATGGGGAAAAAACAGACCCAATTAAAGATAAAGTTCATGAAAAATTACAGGATGCTTTGCAGCGTTATGCTGTTATTGCATGCAGTAATGACGCATTTGACTATAAAACCAAGCATAAATTTAAAATTTCATCGCTTAAACATACTCTAAGCAGCATTTTTAAGATTTGGTACAGCCATGAAGACCGTAAAACCATTGAAAAAGCCGACGTTGAGCAGCTTCTAACTGAAAATATGGGTTCTATTGCGCCGAATATGAGTAAGAACTGTATTTTGCTCAAAGGTGAAACTTTCATTTATGATAAATCACTCAATCGTGTTGTGTCATGGTCAGCAGCACAACTGATGTATCCAAAAGAATATAAAGAATGGATTGAAAGTCAGACTCGCAGTGAAATTGACTATGAAAAATTGATTTTTGACCCAACCCGAAAAATCGACATTGACCCCAATTACATCAACACCTTTGACGGCTATGCTGCAAAAGAGCTACTGGATCAGGAGCAGAACCGACTAGAGCACAAGCAAGTTGTATCTCGTTGTTTGGGGATATTAAAAATGATTCATAGTTTATGTAATGGCGATAAAGATATTCAGCGCTGGTTACTCCAGTGGTTAGCCTACCCATTACAAAACGAAGGTCAAAAGGCTCATAGTGCTGTGCTAATGGCAAGTCACATCCAAGGTTCAGGTAAAACCACATTATTTGAAAAGGTCATGGGTGGAATTTACGGTAAATACCATCGTGTAATTACATCTCAGGAACTTGAAAGCCCGCAATTTAACGGGTGGTTAAACAATGCAGCCTTTATTTTTGGTGAGGAAATTGCCACAAATGCTACCAAATATAATGTCACACCTTACCTAAATGCACTGATTACAGCTAAAAGTGTCACCATCAATGAGAAGCAGCGACCTCAGAAACAAGTCCCTGCCTATTTCAATATGGCATTTGCATCGAATGAAAATATCCCTTTTCCCTTGCAGGGTGAAGCACGTCGATGGTTTGTCATTTCACCACAAAACAAACTCGATGAAGAAATTAGTCAGCAGGTATATGCCGAAATAGCAGGGGATGGATTAGACGCATTCTATACCTGTCTTTTAAATGTTCCCTTAGATGATTTTAAACATGATAAGCCACCGATTACAGATGCAAAGCGTGCATTAATTAATGCAAGTAAGCGATCTATAGAGGTTTTTATTGATGAGTGGCTTGCAGGTGAAACCAAATATCCATGTGCCAGTTGTAAAGCACAGCAGCTCTACGACGCATATAAAGAATGGGCATCTTCAACACTTGAGCATAAATATTCATATCGAAAATTTACCGAGGATTTGAAAAAGATTGATGGAGTTGAATTGCTTGAGAAACAGAAATGGAGATACATGCGAGAGGAGGGACAGTCTTTATTCGTAAAGGTCGGTGAAGTTCCAGAGGATAAGACTGCAATGGATTGGTATGGCGAGTGTATGAATGAGTTTGATAAGGGGATACCAAATGTGCTTGACAAATAATTGTGCAAATCCTAAGATTTGCCATGTAAAAACAATGGCTTATAAGCCATGTCAGGTGAACGAGGGGAACGACAAAAAGCCTTGTTCACCTACTCGTTCACCTAGTAATACACTGAATTTAAAAGTAATTCAGGTTGCAGGTGAACGAGAGAACGACTTTTTACGCGCACACGTGGGAAATTATTTTTTATCTCTCCTTATTTTAAATTTTCTATATAGCCCCTCTGTATTTATTTTTTTTGCTCTTACGCGCGCGCGTATTTTTATATTCACTCGTTCACTTTTAATGAAAAAATATATAAAAACAAATGCTTATCAGGTGAACGAGCAGGTGAATGACTGTTTTTCTCGTTCCCCTCGTTCACCTGTCATTCACTTACGTGCTATTTGAGGGCTAGCCAATGGAAAAGTTACTGCGTTATTTAAATCCAAAGACTGTGAATTTTGATGCAATGCCTTCAAGTGGTGTTCCTTCACTGACAGCAGCTGATGTTTGTATCATGATGAGCTATGCTCAATTATCACCACTACAAGACAATCTCATTCGCCTGAAGTGCTTTGGTGCAAACTCAACTGAGAATATTGAAAAGTTTGCGTCTGTATTGCTTATTAAGTACCAAGATCAATTTAATCAAAAAGATTTATCTAGTATTTATCATTTGGCTGTCGTTCGAGTTGCATTGATTGAGTTCTGTAAAGTCCCAGCAAATTACAAGCCGACCGAACGTAGTCGTGAAGTATTATCAGGTTTTAGTGACTCAACTGTACGTAAGTATTTAAAGAAACATATTGATGCTGTTTTGGATGATTTTAAACATGAGTATGAGTTAGGTGAGGAAAAGATTTTTAATCAGCTTTATAAATCTAAGTGAAATTAGATATTGACATAAAAGCAAATTTGAATTAATTTTTCCCACAATGGAAAACTGTATTTAACGCTGTAGTTTCCAGTTTTAAGGTTTATACCGCTTGCTTGTACGAAGGCAAGCGGTTTTTTTATGGAGAAATTATGCTTAAACCCATTTGTACATGTTCACTGGTTAGCTAAAGACTGTTTGAGTGAACACGTTTAGACCTCACGACAGAAGGTACAACCCATGCAGTTTATCGCGCATGGATGGGATATGCAGGAAAGCAATAATCAAGTTGGGAGTGATGCCCCGCCATACATGCAGAACGAAAGCTGAAAACTAAAAATACTGTGCCCATCCAGTGGTTTTTAAAGTAGGTGAGTAGCGTCTAGCCCCGCGAGAGATTGGGCAAACAAGCCACCTTCGGGTGGTTTTTTTATGGGAGTGACTATGGCTCAAAAAGATGATGTTTGGGAAAAGCGCAAGCGTGCACGCCAAGCTGATGATGATGCTTTGGCACGACGTGACCATCTGCTCTCCAGAGTAACAAAGTCAGACAATGAAAAGGCTTGGGAAAAAGCAGGTGCTGAATATCTAAAAGCAAACCAATGGTGTGATGAGTGCGACAAGCGTGGCTATATGACTCCTGCTGATTATGTTGTGCATATCACTGCACCGAAAGATAGTCAGGTTTTATTTTGGGATATACGCAACTGGAAAGGTGTTTGTACCAATTGCCAACGTCGTTTGGTCGGGACTGCACCGTTGAAGTTTCTTGATCCAATTCCACAAGATGCCAAGCTCTATACGGTGAAGTGATATGCGATTACCTAGTCTTAAATCAAACAGCCTGCCGTCACTGGGTAGTAAAGCTCCAGTATTAGAGCGTAAAGAAAACTTTGGGCAAGGTCGTGGTGGTCGTCCGTGGCGACGCTTGAAGCAATCAGTGCATGAGCGTGACCTGTGGACATGCTGCCAGTGTGGGCGAGTCACGATGGATCTGGAGTGTGACCACATCATCAACAAGGCTCAAGGTGGCACAAACGATATGAACAACCTCCAGTCATTATGCAAAGACTGTCACAGTAAGAAGACCATCAAAGAAAGCAAACAAGGTCAGGGAGTAGCACGATGAAACAGTTAGATATTCAAGTTGACCAGATTCATCCTGACATGGCTTTGATTGTAGTACGTGCTGACTTCAACAAGCTTGGTTCGATTGAAGCTGTCCGAGAGTTAGGTTCACAGATTCAACAAGCCTTTCAAGTGACTGGCAAGCCTGTTGCCTTTATGCATGATGGCATGACCATTGAACAGCTCACCGTGGAACAATTAGAACGACTTGGATTTCAGTCAATTGATCGTGGAACATCTTAAAAAATGAAATTTAAGTTTATGAAACCACGAAGTTTCCAGTCATTGCACAAGATTGGTGCATATTATAACGGCTGGGGGGTATCAAAAAATAAATTAGCATTGGCTGATGGACACCGCCCCCTTCCTCACGTGCAAAAAAAATCCCATTTTGGGCTAAAAATAACTAAACATTTTTGAAAAACTGGTAAATCTCAGTAAGTTTTTCCAAAAACTAAGATTTTGAGGTAAACAAATGGCTTTAACTGCAAAGATGAAGGCATTTGCCCAAGCAAAGTTGCAGGGCAAGTCAAATAAAGAGGCTGCTGTCTTGGCTGGCTATTCTGAACGCTCTGCGACGATGCAGGGCAGCCAGCTCGCAAAAAATCCCGAGGTCATTGCCCATCTGGCGAGCTTGAATCATCAGGGGGGCGGGGGAATTGAGCATATGCCTTTAGGTGAGGCAGCAATCAATGCTGAACTTAAAGACATGGATACTGTAACCAATTCCTTAGAGTTTTTGCAATATATTTATAAAAATCCACGTATTGATCGTAAGACTCGGATTGAAGCAGCCAAAGCTGCATTGCCTTATGAACATGGAAAGGTTGCAGAAAAGGGAGTGAAGCAGGGCCGTGATGATGCTGCGGGTGATGTCTCGGAAAATGACAATGATTTTGCAACGGCTGGCAATCAACGTGCAGCACGTGGTCAACAAAGAGTGAGTTGATATGTCTTCAATGTCCCCGATCTGGACAACAGCTTGCCCAGACTGGGAAAAGAAGATTTTAGCCAAAGAATCTCTGATCGCTTGCAAGCCGTTGTTTCCAGAAGAAGCCCAAATGGCTTTAAATGTATTTAAAAAACTTACACTGGTTGACGTTGCTGGAAAGCCTAAAGTTGGTGAGGTTACGGGCGAGTGGGTTTTTGAATTTGTTGCTACAATTTTTGGTGCTTATGACTATGAAAAAAATGAGCGCCTGATTAATGAATTTTTCCTGTTAATCAGTAAGAAAAATACAAAATCGACCATTGCTGCGGGCATTATGCTCACTGCAATTATTCTGAATGATCGTCATTCGGCTGAATTTATTATTTTAGCGCCTACGAAAGAGGTTGCAGATAATTCATTTAAACCGATTCGAGATATGATTCTTGAAGATCCCAAGTTAAAAATTCTATTTAGTATTTCTGAGCACACTCGAACAGTCACGCATCGGAAAACTAAAGCCGTATTGAGCGTTGTTGCTGCGGATACGGGATCGGTAGGTGGTAAGAAAGGGGCTTATATCCTGGTCGATGAGCTATGGATTTTTGGTGAACGTGCCAATGCTGAAGCAATGCTTGAAGAAGCAACAGGTGGTATGGCCTCATTCCCTGAAGGTTTCTTAATTTGGTTGTCTACTCAGTCGGATAAACCGCCAGCAGGAATATTTAAAAAGAAATTAGATTATGCGCGGAAAGTACGTGATGGTGAAATTGATAATCCATCCTTTTTACCGCTGTTGTATGAGTTCCCTGATCAGATGATTCAGGATGAACGTTATTTAGATCCTGATTATTTCTATGTGACCAATCCCAATTTGGGGCGCTCTACACATATTCGATTCTTGCTCAATAAATATGCCCAAGCTCAGGAAAATGGGGATGATTCAGTCCAAATTTTCTTGGCTAAATATTTGAATGTCGAAATCGGCATCAACAAGCGTGCAGATCGTTGGGCAGGAGCTGACTTCTGGCAATTATCTGCATACAAGGACAAGCTTTTTATCGAGTCCATTTTAGATCTCAGCGAAATTTGCACTGTTGGATTTGATGGTGGCGGACTAGATGACTTGTTTGGTATGGCTGTCATTGGTCGTGATAAGCATGACCGTTCGATCTGGTATTGCTGGAATCGTGCCTGGGTTCATCCGATTGCTTTAGAACGTCGTAAAGAAATTGCTCCAGTGCTCAAGGATTTTGAGCAGGCGGGGGAATTGGTGATTGTCCAAAATATTGGGGATGATGTCAGCCAAGCTGCAAAGCTGTGTAAGCGTATTTATGATGCAGGAAAGTTTCCAGAAAAAGCTGCAATTGGATTGGATAAATTAGGCATGCCATCGCTTCAGGATGGTTTGCTTGAAGAAATTCCTTTTGAATTATTGATTGGTGTACCTCAAGGCTTTCAGTTATCAGGCTATGTACAGACAACAGAGCGCAAAGTTGCTGAGGGTAAATTTTTACATGCAGGGCAACGCATGATGAACTGGTGTGTTGGCAATGCGAAAGGTGTTTATCAGGGCAATGCCTTGACGATCCGCAAGCAAGAATCAGGCAAGGGCAAGATTGACCCACTGATTGCCACATTTAACGGGGTTGCTTTGATGTCAATGAATCCTGAGCCACCAGTGCAGAATCATAGTGTTTATTTTGTATAGGGACTTATATGAATGTTCATGAAATTCAGTCGCAAATGACAGATTTGCGGCATGTGCAGTCACATTTAGGTGCCTGTACAACCAGTGGAAAAACCCCTGAAGAAATCGCTCACATTGATGAGCGATTTTTTTTGGCTTGTGAAGACCTCAGTGTTTTAAAGGCTCGTTTGAATCAGCCAGTTAAGTCAAAGCGAGGTAAATAAATGGGGATTCAACAGACTGAAGTTCATAAAAAAGTTATCTCAGCTTATTTTACTGAAAATGAGATTAAAGCAATTTTGTTGGAACATGTTCTGAAACAAGTTGGTTTGGATAGTCCAAGACCAGGTGCAGAAGTTAGATTAAGTAACTCAATGGGTAGTCGTGGCACTGAGTACAGTGCACGTTGCACGATTGAAGTTAAATTGCCTGATCCAGCAGATCATTCAGAATGCTGTTGTGAAAGAACTTCCCCACCAAAGAAACCTTAATTTTAAAACCGCCGATTTGGCGGTTTTTTTTGGAGTTTAAAAAATATGAAGCTCGCGTATAGCTTGCTGAATGTCAAAGCATTTAATGAAGACCAATGGACACTGGAAGGCATTGCCACAACACCTACACCTGATCGTGTAGATGATGTTGTTGAGCCAAAGGGTGCTCAGTTCACTTTACCAGTACCATTTTTATGGCAACACGATAAGCAACAGCCAATTGGTCAAGTAACTGATGCAGTTGTCACAGATGCAGGCATTCAAGTCAAAATTCAGTTAACTAAACCTGATCAGGTTGAGTCTGAAGAGTTAAAGCAGCGCCTGCAAACAGCCTGGGACAGTATTAAAACAGGTCTAGTTCGTGGGCTTTCCATTGGTTTTCGTGGGCTTGAGGTTGCCGATATTCAAGGAACTTGGGGATACAAGTTCATTAAATGGGACTGGTATGAGCTTTCAGCCGTGACTATTCCTGCAAATCAAGAAGCCACCATTACAGGCATTAAATCACTTTGCAATTCTGGCAAGCAGCAAACTCAGTCAGAAAGTCAGCAAGAAAAATCTTTGCCATGTACGCCACCTATTTCAACAAATTCAGCAGCTCCAGTACCGAAAGTAGGTGGGGTAAAGCTGCTTGAAACACCTAAATTTAAATCTACTGGAGTGAAACTCGTATGACTTTGCAAGAACATATCGACAAAATTAAGGCAACTATCCAAGATACTCAGAAAAAAATCTCGGGTGTAATGGATAAATCATTAAAAGAAGGTAAAACCCCTGAAGGTGATGATGAAACAACAATTAAGGGCTATGAAGCTGAAATTGCAAACCTTCAATTAAACTTGAAACGCCTTGAAGATATTCAAAAAGGACAAGCCGATTGGGCTGGAAATACCACACCTGTTGCAGGTAATACTCCACAGGAAGGCAAAGACTCAACACAAGGTAAAAAATCAGTTACAACTGAAAGTAATTTACCAAAAGGGATTGGCTATGCCATTGCTGTTAAAGCCCAAGCAGTAGCTGCATTAAGCAAAGGTGCAGTAACTGCATCTCAAGTGCTCGAATCATGGCAAGCGCCAGAAATTGTTAAAAATGCAGTGACGCAAAAGGCTTTAGTGGGTACAACTACTGAGGCAACATTTGGTGCTGCATTAGTCGATTTTCAGGTGCTTTCAAATGAGTTTATCGAGCTTTTACGTGGAAAAACTGCTGTAGATAAACTTGCAGCTAAGATGCGTCAAGTCCCGTTTAATATCAAATTAGCATCTCAAACAGGAACTTCAACAGTTGGTTGGGTTGGTGAGGCGAAAACCAAGCCTGTGACTAATCCAAAATTTGATAGTGTGACTTTAACCAAGTCAAAAGTGGCTGGTATTGTCATGCTTTCAGAAGAGCTTGTTCGCTTTTCAAATCCTAAAGCGGACAGTCTTGTTTTGGATGATTTACTTAAATCTACAGCTGAATTTATTGATGGGCAATTCTTTGACCCAGCAAAAGCTGAATCGGCTGATAGCCCAGCATCTATTTTACATGGTGTGGTTGCTATTCAAAGTTCTGGTGTTACTGGTGCTGCAATTGAAGCAGATTTGACCGCAGTGATTAAGCAGGCAACTGACGCTGGTCTGACTTTGGAGGGTGCAACTTGGGTGATGTCAGAAACTCGTGCAGCACAACTAAGTGTATTACGTGATGCTTTGGGTAAAAAATACTTTGAAGGCATGAATATCAATGGCCTTAAAGAGCTGCTTACTTTACCTGTCGAAATCTCAGCGGCATGTACTGATAAAATTGTGTTAGTCATTCCATCTCAAATCCTCTTGGCTGATGATGGCGCTGTAGATTTTGCGATTAGCTCAGAAGCATCAATTAATACGGGTACTGATGCAGATCCGATTTGGGTCAGCCTATACCAAAGTGATTTGATTGCGATTCGTGGTGAGCGTTTTATTCGTTGGAAGCCACGCGGTGTTGCGGCAGGTTATATTCAATTTTAATGCTCCAGTTATTTAAAACCAAAGCCCCTAAATTGTTAGGGGCTTTTTATTGAGTAGAGAAAATGCCAAAAGTTAAATTTTTGAAAGATCTTTGCTCTGGTCAGGCTGGATCTGTACATGACCTTCAAGATTATGAGGCAAATGTTTTGATTCAATTGGGTGCTGCTGAGGTTATTTCAGATAATCAATCGATTAAGCCTGCTGAACAAGATAAAAAATCTGCAAAAAAAGGTGATTAAATGGGCATATTGAGTAAGTTTTTACGCAAAAAATCCATGTCACCTGTTAGCGGTGGTGGGTGGTCTCCAATCATAAATGAGCCATTTACAGGTGCTTGGCAGCGAAATATGGGGTTAAAGCGTGAAGATTTACTATCTTTTCATGCCGTTTTTTCATGCGTTTCGCTGGTTTCTAAAGATTTAGGAAAACTTCCTCTCGAATTACGTAAGAAAGATGGGGAAGTTTGGACGACGGTTAAAGATCCACGCTTTAAGTTTCTACAGAAGCCCAATCGTTTTCAGACTATGCAGCAATTTATTGAGCATTGGGCAATTTCAAAACTGACACGTGGTAACACCTATGTTTTGAAATTTCGTGATGCCTTTGGCTTAGTGCAGCAGTTATTTGTGCTGAATCCTGATCTTGTCACGCCATTGGTTAGTGATGCTGGTGAGGTTTTCTATCAGATCGGGATCGATAAACTTGCACAGCAATCACAATCGATTATTTTGCCTGCATCTGAAATTATTCATGATCGCTGGAATTGCTTTTATCACCCGCTGGTAGGTCTAAGCCCAATTTCGGCATGTGTCCTTGCCGCATCTGGTGGGGTTGCCATACAAAACTATGGTGCAAATTTCTTTCATAACATGAGCCGACCAAGTGGAATTCTGACTGCACCAGGGAAAATTGCTGAGGATGATGCCAAGAAAATCCGTGATGCCTGGAACCAAAATTATTCATCGGGAAATATAGGTAAGACCGCAGTACTTGGCGGTGATATGAAGTATGTCCAGCTCAGTATGCCTGCTTCAGATGCTCAATTGATTGAGCAACATAAGCTTTCTGCCGAAGTCTGTTGTTCAGTTTTCCATGTACCAGCATTCAAGATTGGTTTGGGGGGTATCCCGCAGGGGCAGAAAGTTGAAGACATGAACCTCATTTACTATGTGGACTGTCTGCAAAGCCCAATCGAAGCCATTGAAAATCTACTAGATGATACCTTTGACTTAAAAGCTTTAGGTCTGGAAGTGTTTTTCAATACGGATGGTCTTATTCGTATGGATAGTAATTCACAGATGACCTATTACAGCAATGGTGTCAAAGGCGGGATTATTGCACCGAATGAGGCTCGTATTAAGTTCAATCTGAAGCCTGTTTCTGGTGGTGATACACCCTATATGCAGCAGCAAAACTATAGTTTGGACGCTTTGGCTAAACGTGATGCGAAAGATGATCCATTTTCGAGTAATTCAGGAAAATCTACGGGGGGTAATGATGGCTCTAACGGTCAATGATGTTGCCAGAAACTTAAAATATGACGATGGTTTTGATGTAGACGATTTGCAAATGCTATTAGAAACAGCAGAGCAAGCCGTTAAAGACCACGTTTCAACAAAGTTTGATGCTGAAAATAAAATTCAGCAACGGGCCATTTTGTTGCTATGTGGTTATTACGACCAGTACCGCAACATTGAAAAAGAAATGCCTAGCAATGGGTACTTTCTGCCTGAACCAGTTTTGGCAATTTTAAATCCATATTACACACCTTTGGTGCTATAGCAATGGAAGAATTTATTAACTGGGTACAACAATCGCCATGCTATACCACACTTATTTTCTCGCACGGTGAACGCCTATTTATTCATGAAAATGGCGTATTTCGTGTGATGGCGATTCAATTGGCTTGGGAGGCATGGCAAAAATGACATGTAAATCTTGTGAAGAACGTAGACAGTGGATTAAACAGCAAGTCGAAAATGCAAAACAGTCTTGGCAACGACTCATCAACAGAAACAATCAACAAACTACTCGAAGCGATGACAGCGCAAAGTCAGATGATGACGAGTCTGATGCAAACAGTAGTAACTCAGAATCAACAGTTGATCGTAATAGTGGATCAGAACAGTCAATTGATGAATCAGGTACAAAGTCTGATTGATTTGATCGGTGATGAAAAGCCTGATCCTGATAAGCCACAATTTATGGATGATTAATTTATGCAAGCTGGCGCTTTAAGACATCGTATTACGATTCAGCAATACGTTACCGCTGGACGTGACAACAACGGTATGCAAACGGCTGCGGCTTGGGTAGATTTTGCGACAGTTTGGGCATCGGTTGCAGACTTGTCTACCAAAGATATGATTGCGGATCGTGCAGCTCAAGGGACATTACAAGCTCGGGCCACGATTCGTTATTCTTCAAAAGTTGCTCAAGTAGATACGACATATCGAGTTTTGTTTGATGGCGTATTGTATCGCATAGATGGTAATCCGAAACATGACTTAAATAGTCGTCGTGAATATCTGACTTTGAACCTTGCTGAAGGTTTAAAAGAATGGGAGTGATCTATGGCAGAACAATATATTCATGGTTTGGGTGAAGTCGAAGCTAAGCTTGCAATGCTGTCAAATGGTAAAGCCGCCAAAAATGCTGCTAAACGTGCAACGCGTAAAGCAATGGCAGTTGTGCGTAAAGCTGCAATTTCTAACTCAAAACTTGTGGATGACCCAAGAACGACTGAACGAATCTGGAAAAACATAACGATTAGAGCGGGCAGAATTTCAGGCGAAAATGTGATGATGCGTGTCGGAATTCGTGGTGGTGCGCGGTATTATGTGAAGTCTAAAGCCAATATTCGTAAAGGTTTGGCTGGGAAAACCTACAAAACCGATGGCGATAAGGCGAATCCTGGTGGTGATACTTTTTATTGGCGGTTCATTGAATTTGGGCGAGGTGATGTAATTGCTAAAAATAAAACAAAAGTTTTAACTAATGGTGTTGATTTTTTTGGGAAAAAAGTCGAGTCCGCGGCAGCACGTCCGTTTATGCGTCCAGCATTGCAGAACAACATCAGTAATGTGACAAATGATTTTGCAGCAGTATTTAGTGCAGAAATTGATAAGGAGTTAGCAAAATTATGATTCCTGTTTTTAATGTGCTAAATGCCAATACTGATGTGGCCGCATTAGTTGCAGATCGAATTTATAAAGATTTAGCACCTGAAAATACTCAATATCCATTCGTGACATGGTTCATTACAGGTGGTGAACCTTTTAATGATATTGATGAACCTGCAACTGTGGATCGCTTGCATCTTCAAGTTGATTGTTACGGAAAAAACGAAAGCGAAGCGTATGCAGTATATAAAGCGGTACGTTCTGCACTTAAATATCAATGCAATATCTCGGGTTTTGTGAATACAGGTATACCGCCTCAAGGTTCACGAAGTATGAGTTTTGAAGCCGTATGGCTGAATGATTCAGATTAGTTTTTAAAATTTAGCAAGCACTCCATTTGGGGTGCTTTTTTTATGCCAAAAAATTGAGGAGTAGCTACTCATGGCACGTATTAAAGCCCAAGGAACGAAGATTTATGCCTTAGTTGCAGGCGCAATTGTTCGTTTCACTTGTTATAACGCAGTTGATTTAGGTTCTGATTCAACGTCTAAAATTGATGTAACGTGTTTAGATGATGAAGAAAAATCTTATGAAAAAGGTATAGTTGATCCTGGTGAAGGTACTTTGACTGTTCAGCTTGATGATGAAAATACATCGCATGCAACTGCGCTAAGTCTTGCTGAAGCAGGAACAGAACTAAGTTGGTTTGTCGGTTCAAAAGGTGATGATGCTGCACCGACTGTCACCAACGGCAATGTAACGCTTCCGACAACTCGAAATTGGGCAACATTTACGGGTTACCTGAATAAATCAGCTCCAAAAATTGAAGCGGATGGTGTCTGGACGTATGCCTTCCCGCTGGTGCGTACCAGTTCTGTGAATACGATTCTTCGTACCCCTTAACTCTTAGCCCCTTATGGGGCTATTTTTTTCGAGAACAACATGGCTAAAATCGATTTTAAAAAAGCGAAAAATTTAACAAAGACGGGCGCTCCGATTGAGCGTTTAGTAAAGTGGTTCGTTACTGTAAATGAAAACAACATTGAAGAACTAAAGGCTTTAACTGCTAACGCAGAACTTCAAATTGATGATTCGGTTGAGTTGGAAGGTCAAGTATTCATTAAGCGATTAAACTTTAAAGCAGGACGGGATGCGGCAAAGTCTTTTGATTGGGATATTGATTTTGAGAACATAGAAAACTCTAAACTTAAATCAGTAGACTCTGACCGCTTACAAGCTGCCCAAATTTTGGGGAGTGTATGTTTGGATGAAATGGGCAAAGCTTTCTTTGATTCTATTCAAGACGTGTACGATTCAGACCCAAACTTTATTGCAGCCGTTTATAAACTTTCCGATGATATAAATAATTTTTTGGGAAAGTCACGGACGAAGAACTTGAGCGAAACGAACTCCTCTGTGAACTCGTCCTTAACGGAATTGGCGGAAGAACCATTGCAGAAGCAGAGCAGCGAATCAGTTTAGCGGAAATGGCAATTTGGCGAGCCTATCGTTTTAAACGAGGTAGTTTGAACATTGGTCGCCGAGTTGAACAAGCTGTAGGAAACCTGATGGCGTTTTATCATAATGGTAAAGTTAAAGAGCAACATCGAATTGATGCTTTGTCACTTATGCCACATGAAGACATTCCAGAAGAACCTGAAATGGATTTGTTTGATGCTTTAGCCACAGGGTTGGTATAAAAAATCTAATTAAAAGTTAGCTTTTTACTAAAAAACTAACTAAGATTAGATTTCGCTAGAGTGATTGACAGAATGTGCAAATCCATTTACTTTAAAAAGGCATCAGCAAAATCTGATGTTTGGATTGGTCTCCAATTATGTCAAAAGGTCAAATGACCGCTGTAGCGGTTTTTTATTGCCTATAGCTTTCTGCACCCTGTAGAAAAGCACCCGTTATGGCGGGTTAGGTGGGAGCACTTCGGTGCGCCAGAACCTTTTGACTGGTAAGACCAATCCTACTTAACTCGCCACCTAAATTGATTGGTCTCAATCGGTGGTGAACATTCCTATATCAAAAGGGGTATTCATCATGAATGCTATTTCAAATTTTACGTTTCATGAATCACACAATATTCGCATCATTGATATTAATGGTGAACTTTGGTTTGTTGCTGCTGATATTGCAAATGCACTAGATTATCCATCAGCACCTCAAATGACACGTAACTTAGATGCTGATGAAGCTGCTATGCACAATCTGCATATCAGGTCTGAGAATGGTGTAGAGCAAAGTCGACCAATGACAATCATTAATGAATCTGGGTTGTATTCATGTATTTTAAAAAGTCGTAAGCCTGAAGCAAAACAATTTAAAAAATGGGTCACGTCTGAAGTTCTGCCAAGTATTCGTAAAACAGGTAAATACGATATTGCACAATCTGAACCGCGCGAATATTTAACCAGTGCAGATATGCAAAAAATTAAACGCTTGGTGGTGGTCTGTACACATCACGTTGGACGCAAGGATGCCTTTACCAAAGCAATTCATTATGCTTTGCGTCAGGCAACGGGTGTGCCATCACCCAATAAATTTGAGGTTAAGCATTTACCTTTATTAGCTAAAGAGTTTCAGCGTATTTTTAGCATTGTAGAGCCGTATTTTAATGCTCGTGATGAATGTGAACAGCTAATGATGAAGCATTTGCTACGTGAAAATGCACCGATTCAGTTGTTGGATGGGTTGTTAAATGATATGCGAAAATCTGTAAACACCTATAGTTTGAGTAAAAATGAACAGTTACAAGGATTATTTAATGCAGATTGTTTGGCATTGATGAGTCGAAATACTGGTTAATTTAAGCTAGCTTTAAGGTTTTAAATTCGCTAACCTCATTAAATAATCATTTGATGGGGTTTTGGTGTGAAAAAAATAATATTGGTTTTTTGCTTTGCTATGCTTAGTTTAAATGGTTGTAGTAAAACAGAAAAAAGTAAGCCTATAGACCAAAAACAGGGTTCTGATTTAAACAAATATGCTGAGGAGCAGAAAGATAAGGCTGCAAAAATTGTAAATATTAATCCTAAAATGGATATAGTTAATTTAGCAAAGTGTACTGCTGCATCAATGAAAATAGGTCAGGGTATTGGAATATATAAGGTTTGGACTGAAGAATTAACAAATAGATATAGAAAAATTTATCCAGATAAAAGTGTTTCCGAGCTTGATAGCTATGTAGGGGAACGTATAACTGATAAGTTACGTTCTTTGCGTGAATCAGGGTTTGATAGCCAGCAAGCATTTTCTAAATATTACGATATGAACTGCAAAAACTAATTCTAATAAGATTGAAAAGGTGAAATATGAGAAAAATAGTTTTAATGTCGGTTTTGGCTTTGGTTGGGTGTGTACAAGCTCCGATTCAATTGCCTTCAAATGTTTCAACCGTTAGTATGCAAACAGGTGGGAAGCAAACGCAAATTGACAAGATTGATGAGTCATTTATATCTGAAAAACCATTAGCATTTAGTAAGATAAAATTTTGTGGTATAGATTCATTTTCGAATAATAGTGTGACATTGCAAGATACGGCTGGAAGTTTTGTGGGGCAATATACGGGGAACTACTATCAAAAAAATAATAATCAGGTCGTTGGTGGTGGTAGCTCTATTAAATATCTTGATGAAAATAATAAAATTATAGTGTTCACAGGAAATATTAGAACTAAGCCGCAAATGGGTGGTTTTGTTGTAGATATTATTCAATATGATGCAAAGATATGGGATGAGGGTGGGAAAACAAAACTTGTATTCCAAAATATTCTAAGAGCGCAAAAAAACAGTGGATCAGTATCAAATGATGGCTTTAATCCAGTTGGAACATGGGGTGGTGCACGCGCACCAGTAGTTGTAGATACAATTCATCAACTTGCTGAGAAATTTAAAGTCTGTGTAAACAACAGTTAATATACTCTTATTGAAAATCACCGCCGAAAGGCGGTTTTTTATTGCCTGAAATTTGGAGAAACACATGGCAACAGCATCACTTGGGCGCTTGACACTAGATCTTGTTGCCAGAATTGCAGGTTATACAGAACCTTTGAGCCGCGCAGAAAGACAAACACAGAAGTCAACCAAAGCAATTGCAGAATCATTTGATATTGCAAGCCTTGCGGTAAAAGGCTTTGTTGCAGTTACGGGTGGTTTGTCTGTCGCTGGTATTGTTGCATATAGTGAAAAAGTCATTAATGCTGGTAATGAAATTGAACGCTTTGCAAAACTTTCAAATGCGTCGACAGGCCAGTTTCAATACTATGCCAAGGGTGCTGAAACTGCAGGAATTAGTATCGAAAAATTTGCAGATCAGATGAAAGATATGCAAGACCGCATAGGCGATTTTCAACAAACTGGCGGTGGGCCATTGGCAGATTTTTTTATAAATATTGCCCCACGTGTTGGTGTAACTATTCAACAATTTCAAAAGTTAAGTGGACCAGAAGCCTTGCAGCTTTACTACAACTCTTTAGAAAAAGCTGGCGCGTCTCAAAACGACATGAAGTTCTATATGGAAGCAATCATTTCTGATTCTTCTTTGCTTATTCCGCTTTTACAAAACGGTGGTGCAGGCTTTAAAAAATGGGGTGATGCTGCAAAAAATGCAGGGGCAATCATGTCGGATGACATGATTAAAAGTTTAACTAATGCAAAACAAAATTTACAGTTATTAGATTTGCAGTGGCAGGGTATTCAAAACACATTAATAAGTGGTGTAATTCCTGTTGTTGAAGTTGTTGCTGATAACTTTGATAAAGTTGAAGCGGCTGCTGTTGCATTGGCTGCGGTAATTGGGACTCGTCTTGCTTTGTCGTTTGGATTAGCTGGTTATCAAGCGGCTGCGAGTCTTGTTGAATATACACGTTATCAGATCGCACTTGCTCGAATGGCTGGAGAAACCATTACTTTGACTACGGTTACACGTGGTTTGGGTGGCGCAATGCTTAGCCTTGTCGGTGGGCCATTAGGTTTAATTGCTTTGGGTGTACAAGTTGCAATTGCAGGCGGTACTTACTATGCGATGACTCGAAAAACTGAAGATGCAACAGATGCATTTGATAGTCAAGGTAAGTCAATTTCTGATTTGGTAGGACATTACAACAATTTAAGTAGTGCTAAGAAAAAAGCATTTGCCTATGATGCTGCTGAAGACTTAAAGAAAACACAACAGGCTTATGATGATGCAAACGCAGCGTTTTATGATTCTGCTGTACAAATTGCTTATGTAAATGCAAATAGTAAAGATGCATTAAAAGCTGTTGATGATCTGGTTGCCAATTTCAAAAATGGCAAAATTTCAGCGACAGATTTTGCGGATGGAATGTCTAAACTTGGGATTTATACTGACCAACAGATTGCAACTTCAGTTAAATTTGCTGAAAAAACAGATAGCGCAAAAACAGCTTTAGATAACCAAAAAAAGGTTGTTGATGCATTGTCTGGTGTGACAGATACAAATAGAAAATCTCAAGAAAAATTAAACATGGCTTTATCAGATCAAGCCCGTTTATTAGGTATCATGCCAGATAAGTGGAATACTTATACACAGAAGCAGCGTGAAGCATTAACTAACATTTTGGGAGATAAGCAACGTCAGGATTATATTAATTCAAATGTAAAAGCGGGCGCTAGTCGTGAAAAAGCTGAATATTTTGCAGATTTTAAAACATCGTCGGGGATGAATTTAAATACAGCATTAGATAAAGATCAGTTACGTATTGCAAATATGGGGTTTAGTCAAAAGAACTACGACTTAAATAACGATGACAAAAAGAGAATCTCTGGAGCAGTTGCTGCGGTAGTAAAATATAGCTTGGAAGATGTAGCAAAATCAGGTGGTTTGCCAGCAGGTTTAATTACTGGGTTAATTGCAACAGAGTCTGCTGGTAATATTAATGCAAAAAGCTCAACAGGGGCTAAGGGCTTATTACAAACTACACAAGTTTTTAGAGATCAGTATGCAAAAATACTTCAAGGAGAAGTGAATAATCCTGTCAGAGACACACAAGCCGCAACCCAAGACTTGATTAAAAATTACAAAAAATATGGTAATTGGCTTGATGCTATTATGGCGTATAACGGTGGCCCAGCTGGTGTAGATGCGCTCAAAGCTGGTCGTATCTCAGATCGTGTTCGTACTAAGAGTGGTTACCAAGAAATTGGTGGTATTGGCTATTTGTCACCCGCTAAAGCTAAAGAGATGCAAAATCATGGACAACGAGTATTAAAGTATGCGGCAGGTGCTAATAACAGCACTAAAGTTGATACGTCAATGTCTATGCCATCACAAGCTGATCAATTAGCTGCTATGGCGAATATGCTTCAAGCAGATCAAGACCACCAAAATAAAGAGCTTGAGCTTAAGAAAAAGTATTACACCAAAGAGCAACTACTTGCTCAGGATAATACCGATGCCAAAAAAGCGATTAATTCTACTTTGACTGGATCAGCACGTACAGATGCTTTAGCAAAACAGGCTGAGCTATATAAAAGTCAACTCATAACCCTACATGCTCAAGAGAAGGAGGAATATAACCAGCTACATGCTTTTGAAACAGATCGTATTACTCAGTTAAAAAATGAGTATGCAGTTAAAAAGCAGCTTATAGATGCTGATTTGAGTAAGAAGCAACCTGAGAAAGACGCAGATAAAGCAACGCTAGATCGTCAAATGCAGTCTGAAATTGATGCAGTCAAACGCGAAGAAGCTCAGCAAGTTTTATCTGCAAAGCAAGCGACTATGGACTCAATTGAGTATATGAAACAGCAGTATGCATTTGAACGTGATGGAATTGTTAAGGACAAAACGTTGTCTGATGAAGCACGAAAAGACTTACTTGCTGCAAAAGATGCAGACTTTCAGCATAACTTAAAAAATGCTGAACTTGAGCGTGATAGTCGTATTCTGAATGCAAAAGAAGGATTGGTTTCAGAACAAGCATTGCTTGTTGAGCGTTACAAGCTTGAGCGTGATTTGTTGAAAAACACAACAGGCATAAGTAAAGAGGAGATTGATATTCGTTGGGCTTATTTAGAATTGGTTCAACAAAAAACGCTTGATAAAGCAGCGAAGGATGCACAAAAGTCATATCAGCAAGCCTATTTATCTGCTATTGGGTTTTCAGCAAATCAGTTTGATGTAAACAAGCAAACAATTGCTGATTTGCACAAGGGCAGTAATGATTTACGTGAGTCACAGCTTGCGTCAAGTAAGAATGCTCAAAATGGCTTAATAGATGAGTTAAAAGATAAACATAGTAACAATCTTTTATCAGAACAAGACTATCAAACACAATTGACTGCAATTGTGACTAAAGGCGAACAAGAACGTGCACAAATTCTCGCTGATGCTGCAAAGCGTGAGCAAGACATTCAACTTGTTTCTAAGCAACTGCAATTGCAGACAGAATTAAGTTACGGTGAGCAGATTTTTGGCTCTATGACTGACATGATGAAAACGGCATTTGGAGAACAATCAGCAGCATATAAGGCTGCATTTGCTGTTCAAAAAGCATTTGCAATTGCTCAGTCTATTATTGCAATTCAGCAGGGTATTGCTCAAGCCGCTGCGAATCCGTGGCCTGCTAACTTAGCAGCAATGGCTTCTGTTGCAGCTGCAACTGCATCAGTTATCTCTAACATTTCTAGTGTTGCAGCAAACTTTGCAACAGGTGGTCATGTCCGTGGTGCGGGAACTGAAACGTCAGATTCAATTCCTGCAATGCTTTCTAATAATGAATATGTATTGAAAGCAAGTGCAGTAAAGCAATTGGGGGTTAGTACGCTTGACTATATCAACCAAACAGGGAAATTGCCTGCTATGCGCGCTGATGGCGGGATTGTTGGTGGTACTAAAACGTTGGATTTTAATGCGGGTAGTGCTTTAAGTGCAAATTTAGATGTTCAATTAGCACAAAATTCACAAACAACGCAAGCAAGTCAACCGCAACATTTGCAAATTAACAACATTTTAGACCCATCCATCGTGGGTGATTTTATGGGAACCACTGCGGGTACTCGTGTCTTCACCAATTTTATTCGGAATAACCGTAGTTCAATCAAGGCGATAATCGGATGAGCAAAATTGAAATTAAGTTAGAGCAACGCAATGTACTTACTCCTGAAGCTGTACAGCAGTTTATGCAGTCAGATCGTGGGAAAAAGATATGTCAACGATATTTGGATGGCATGAAACAGAAGCCGATGCGTAAAAAGCATTATTTTCAGCGACTGATTCATAAGTTTTTTGGTTAATAGCTATAGATCTTAATTTAAGTGAGCTTTATAGCATTATTAAATTTCATATAAGACACAACTGCTATAAATAGTGGTTTTTTATTTTATAGGTCTTAAATGATCGTAAATACCAATTTGTATGGTGATCTGATTTTGCTCACCACGCCTGTACTGGTTGGGGCAAATGAAAGTATCAGCTTTAAAACCGATATTTTTGAAGCCTCGGACGGTACAGAACAACGCACTCCACTCAAGGACAAAGCTCGGCAAACGCTGAGCTTTTCTTCTTTGAGTGTACGTCAAGCTGTAGCTCAACAGTTCAATGTGCAGTGGGGCGGAGTTCGTCAACTTTGGGCTGTGCCACTGTATCAGGAACGTCAATTTGTAGGTGATGTCAGCAGTGATTTCATTGCCTGCAACACCGACATTTATGATTTTCGGGATAATTCTCTGGCATTGCTGAAGAATGCTACTGACTTACAACTGGTCGAAATACTTGAAGTACAGGCAACAGGGTTAAAACTGAGTGAAGTCATTCATTTTGACAGCGCAAAGTTATACCCAGTGCGAGTCTGCTTTATTAACAGGGACATCACCCGCAATATCAGTGGCATTCATGCCTCCATGTCGGTTGACTTTGTTGTAGTCGATGAGCCAGCGATTGAGCCTGATACTCCAGTGCAATTCTTGGGCGATGATCTGTATTTCTTTGGGTTAACGTACTCAGGAAATGCTATGGAAGCCAAGATAAATCAGCAGCAGAATATTTTAGACAATGAAATGGGCGATATTTACCAAAGTTCCGACTGGAATTTTGCCCGTTACAGCAAGCAGTATCGGGCGGTGCTGAAAGGGCAGCAGCAGATTCGTGACTATAAGAATTTTCTGTTTCGGCGGCAAGGTCGTTATCGCCCGTTTTGGCTACCCACCTATGAATCCAATTTACGCAGTAAAAGCACGGGAACAGTCACCACAACGCTATTGGTTGAAGCCGATCAATACAAGCAGCTTGCCGATCAGCGCAAGCATATTGCAATCAAATGCAATGGTATTTGGACAGCACACACAATCACGGCATCTGCTTTAACGTCAGTCTCTACCGTGCAACTGACGATTTCACCTGCGCTGAACAAGGCTGCAGCGAGTATTCAACGGATTTCCTATCTGGGGTTACATCGCCTCGATGCTGACAACATCACACTAAATTATCAGGGGGCAGGTATTGCCGAGGTTGCTGTGCCGATTCTGGAATTGGGAGTTTAAATATGTTTGGACTTTTTGGAGAAAGAACCCGACGTGAGCTTTATACCATCGTGCGCGGTGCACAAATCTTTCGTTATAGCTCAGGAGATAAGGATGTCATTGTTGGCGGAGTTACCTGGACTAAGTTGGCCATTAAACGCGGTTCAATCAGCTCCAGTAGTGATCTGGAGAAAAATAGCCTGGAAGTGACCTTTGCGGCGGACTCTGAATTTGCCCAAAGCTGTCTGCGATCGGCACTGGAAGAGGTGGTTTTTCTGACACTCAGCAAGTATCAGAGCGGTACAGTTTCATTACTTTGGCAGGGACGTTTAACTGGTGTCAAGCCTGACGCTGCAACCATCGTTCTAACCTTTGAAAATGACTATACCAGTCTGGCGCGCGTGGGTGCACGTTACAAGTACCAGCGCACCTGTTCACATGACTTGTATGGCACAGGCTGCAAACTGAATAAGGACGACTGGAAAGTTAGAACAACACTGGTTTCGGTGAACGGAAGTGCAGTCGCGCTGCGCGGTCTTGAGAGTTATGTCGACAGTTATTTCAGACTTGGCATGTTGGAAAATAGCAATAGTGTGAACGTTGGCATCGAAGCCAGTTCTGGCAATAGCATTACCTTGATTCGTCGACTTGATTCACTCGCTGATTACCTGACTACGGATGAAGCACTGCAGGCACTGGCTGATGCGACAACCGCACTTGCCACGGCTGAAAGTAATCGGGCCACAGCACAGGAAAATTTTGATGCTGCTGTTGTGGATCGTGATGCACTTGATCCAAGTAGTCCGACTTATGCAGATGATTATGCAGCAGCACAAACAATTGTCCATCAGGAACAGATTGACTTAGATGTTGCACTTGCAGCCAAAATAACAGCTCAAGCCAGCTACGATACGGCCGCTGCCAATGTGCATTATGTCTATGTTTATCCTGGTTGCATGAAATCACTAACTGCCTGTGATGGCTTTGGCAATACCGACAATTTCATGGGTTTTTCTTTTATTCCTGAAGATAACCCGACCACAACGAGGATTATATGATTTGGGTATGGGCAGCGATTGCCGTTCTTTCGATTTTTACCGTATTACAAGCCCGCAAAGGTATCAAATCAACATTGAGCGCGGGCAAGCTTGAAGCAACCACTGCTGATGAAGGTTCATCCATTCCCGTGATTTTTGGCACCTGTGATGTTGCACCCAACTGCGTGGCTTTTCAGGCGGGCACACCGCAAGCCATCAAGAAAAAGGCATAACTTATGGATATTCCAAACAGCTCGCACAATGCGGGCTTTATTTTTGTGCGTCATATACGGGCTGCAGGATTTTGCACCATCGGTTCGAGACGTTTTTTACTGGATCAAGGTATGAGTAATGCTGAGATTCAGGACTTTTTTAACCATGGTATGAGCACTGAACGTTTTGAACAATTGTTTGGGCAGGATGCCATGGCACGGCAGGTGATAGAGAGAGCAAAGCAAGATGGGCAGCAAGAAAGCACAGACGATCGGCTATAAATACTTTGCATCGGGACATTTTGTTTTATGTCATGGGCCTATAGATGCAATCACCCAGATTCGTTTTCAAGACAAAGATGCTTATACCAATGAAGAATCTGAAAATAAACGAATTACGATCAACAAACCGAATTTATTTGGTGGTGATGAGCAGGCAGGCGGGGTTCAGGGCAGTATTGACCTATTGTTTGGTTATCCAGACCAGCAAAAAAGTAGTGTACTAAAACGCGTTTGCGGAGATTTGATTAGCGCATGGCGCGGGGTCACGTCAGTGGTTTTTGACAATCTGTATATTGGCACCAGCGCAACTTTACCTGATTCAAAATGGCGTGTACAACGCATACATACACTGCAAGATGGTCAGCCACAATGGTATGACGATAAAGCAGAAATCAGAACGTATGGAAATGAAGTCTCTTATGACTCATATTTTCTTTATGATACTCAGGATGATTTCACGGCATTATCACAATTAGAACCTTTTGCTGCGACTGACTTTAATGATGCTTTATGGCTTTCTGGTCAATCACCATTTGGTGATGTTGAAGCAGGTTCAGGATTACCATTACCTCATACTAAGATTTATTCAAAAGCTGGTCGTGCAATCATGATCAGACAGTATATTGTGGTCGATGATAATACTGATTTTGGTGATTTAACTGTAAATGTGACCCATGACGATGGTGCAGTCTTATATTTCAATGGGACTTCGATTGATTTGACCCAGACATCGACGTTTCAAAGCATTGTGACGATACCAGGTTCACTTGTACAAACTGGAAAGAACATACTCTTTTGTGCGGCTGTTGATTGTGTTCCCTATGGTTCAGTTGGTGGTATTTATTTATCACTCTCATTTCAAGTCAGTTCAAAAATATATAAAAATATCAATCCTGCTCATATCATCCGTGAATGCCTGACCAATAAACTGTGGGGTAAAGGTGCAAATACGGGCTTGATTGATGATGTTAGTTTTAAAGCCTGTGCAGATACCCTATACGCTGAAGGTATGGGGATGTCGATAGTCTGGAGTGACTCAACCTCGATCAAAGAGTTTATCGATAATGTTCTGGAACATATCAATGGCGAACTGTATGTCGATCGCATCACCAATCTGTGGACACTGAAACTGATTCGGGATGACTATCATGTCTCTGACCTAGTCCATCTGACTGAAAGCCATTACAAGTCGCTGACCTTTGAACGTAAAACACTGGCTGAGTGCATTAATCAGGTGACAGTCACCTACTATGATCGTGAACGTGCCAAAGATTCGACTATTACCATTCAGGATGTTGCCCGTATTGCCCAGCAAGGCGGTGTCATTTCTCAAAATGTTGAATACAAGGGCTTTACTCATTCCAGTCTTGCCAGTCGAGTGGCATTACGGGATTTAAAAACCTTGTCTTCTGAGCTGGCCAGTATTGAATTTGATGTACCTGAATCTATCGCCGAGAACTGGCACAAGGCGTATGTATTCAAACTGTCTAACACCCGTTACGGTTTGTCTGAAGCCGTGTTTCGGGTGACTGAGATCAAGTTTGGGGATGGGGTGGATAATACCGTTTCAATCAAAGCCATTGAAGACTCATTCAGTAGCCCGATGCAAGCTGTTGTTGAATACATGCCACCTGTAAAATCTGACATTTCCGCCAAAGATGCAACCGCAATTGCCTTTGAAGTACCTTTTATCGAATTGGTGGAGCAGTATGGTCAAGACGAGATCGATGCAAAACTTGAAAAGAATCCTGACTTGAGTTTTATCGGAATGGCTGCGGTACGTCCTAATAATTACCACATCAATGCCAGTTTATACAGCAATTCAGGGGCAGGCTATGCTGAAGAAGCCACCCTAGACTTCTGTCCAAGTGCGACTTTAAAAGCTGCGATTGGTTACTTAGATACAGCCTTTGAAGTTGTAAATGTAGCTGAGTTTAACTTGCTGAAAGTCAATGACCGTATCCAGCTCGATGATGAACTGATGGCATTTGTCAGCTTTGACACTACTACCCATATTCTGACGGTAAAACGTGGGGTATTTGATACCACCGTACAAAAGCACAGTGCAGCAGCACGACTGTACGGATGGGACAATTATTCAGGGTTGGACAGCACTGAGTATCTTAGTGGTGAAACAGTTGCCATGAAAGCGCTGACGCTGACGGGTTCCGACATTTTAGAGCTGAGTGAAGCCACAGCACATTCAATCAGTTGTGCAGCCCGTGCCATTCGCCCTTATCCACCTGCCAATGTCCAGATCAATGGGGAGTATTTCCCAGCAGAAATTGAGACGGATTTAATTTTAACCTGGGTTGATCGCAACCGTACTCAGCAAACAGGTGGGAGTCCTTTAGGGTGGTTTGAAAGTGGTGTCATGATTGAGACAGGGACAACCTATCAGCTGATTTTAGTTGAGTTTGATGAAAATGAAGTTGAATTACGGACTCAAAATTTAAGCTTGGGTACATTGAACAGCTACACATTTTCAACTTCAGCTATGAATTCGAACACTCGCACGATTGAGATTACATTGAAATCGCTACGGGATGGCTTTGAATCCTATCAATCATTTCATCATAGCGTTGAGTTATCTCAATTCTTCTCAGCACCTTATGATTTGACAGTCGAGTACAAAGATGACTAATCGTTTAGAGCTAAATTGGAAGTTAGATGGTTTCGTTGACGAGCAGCGCTATTACTGCTCTGAAACGCCAATTGATACTAATAATTTACCGACTCCGAAAATGATCTTTGCGGGTGATGTAAGCACCTATACAGATACAGCAATAGAAGTTGGAAAAACTTATTATGTACGAGTTAGTTCTATAAAAAATGAAAGTGAGAAATTCAGTCAAGAAATTACGGTGAGTACTCTTGTCAATGACCCATACTTTTCATTAGTAGATTCTCTGATCTTTGCTGATGCCAGCAGTTTTCCATCCACTGCAATTGTAGATTCATCGGCAAATGCCAGAAGCATTACAGTAGAAGGTGATGCCAAAATTGTCAGTCCATCGCTGGCAACGCCAAAGTTCAGTGAGGGCACGATTGCGTTGAGTGGTAATGGTCGACTTTCATTACCTTGTACAGCTTTAGGAACTTCAGACTTTACTGCTGAAATGTGGATGAAGAGCATTACAGGTGGTGTTGATAATGGTCGTCTATTTGCAATCGGCTCACAGGATGCACAAGGAGGTCTATTATTCTGTAAATTTCCGAAAAGTGCTGTATCAGGCTTTAATCTAATTTTACGAGATAATGGTTCTTTCCCTGCACCAATCCAGACTGATCGAACTGTAATAACGGGAGAGATGCAACATAGCTGTTTAATACGAAAAGACGGAGTATTTTATGTATTCGCAGACGGAAGATTAGTTGGCTATACGTCTGATTACACGACATTCAGTTTGACAGGAACAAGGATATATCTAGGGTCAGGCTCAAATCTTGGCGATGGCACAGCCGCCTATTGGGATTCATGGCGCTTAACGCGTCATGCCCGTTATGATATTGCAGGCTTCATACCGCCTACACGTAAGTTTATTGCTGCTTAATGATTAAAATTGAAAGATGACCACCGCTTAAGGTGGTTTTTTATTGCCAAAAATAAGGGGGGCTTCATGCAGGAGCATGAGAAAACATTTCTAACGCTATTCACGCTGGGTGCATTAATCGGTCTGGCAAAGTTGCTAGTCTCCAATGAAAAGCTCACAGCCAGACTAATAGTTGGTCGTACATTACTAGGCTCAGCCGTTAGCGTTATTGCAGGGGTTGTTGTGATTCAGTTCCCAGCAATTCATCCACTTGCATTGGTGGGGATTGCATCAGGTTTAGGTATTGTGGGGAGTGCCTTTATTGAAACATGGTTAAAAGGTAAGTTTAAAAACTGGAGATAGTATGAAGTTTACAAATGATAGTGCATTGAAATATTTAAGCGTAAAGCTCCCATATTTGGGGGCTTTTTTAATTTTGGCAGCAAGCATTTTGCAGTGGACACTCGATTACAAAATCATGCCTTTGCAGTATCAGTTGATTGTTTCGACGGTCATTCTGCCGATGCTTTCACACCTGGGTAAAAAGATTTATCAGCCTGAATTACATGATGATCAGTCTGATTAAACACAATCAACTATGGCCGCCTTCGGGCGGTTTTTTTATGTATATAGGAAAAGTAAATATGAGCGTAGATCAAACTCAACAGATTGCACAAGCATATTCTTGGTTGCGTGCCATGTCAGGTGGAAAATTGACGCAAGCACAAGTCACAGCAGGAGATGCTGTGATTGAAAAGAATGGATTAACTGTTTTCATACAGATGATTGGTTTTGAAGTGCCAAAAGCCAAGGTCACAGGGCAGTATGATATTTCAGACCAAGGTTATGCTCTGATCCGACAGTCTGAAGGTTTACGAACCACCGCTTATTTGGATACTGGGGGAGTCTGGACGATTGGCTATGGCACGATCAAGTACCCAAATGGTCAGGCGGTCAAGAAAGGGGATACATGTACCCAAGGGCAGGCTGAATTGTGGTTGCAGAACGACTGTGAATGGGTGGATCAATGCCTAGATAAGTATATCAAGGTCAATGTCACTCAGAATCAGTTTGATGCGTTGGCGAGCTTTGTGTACAACGTAGGTGAAACAGCATTTGTGAAAAGCACCTTGCTGACTCTGCTGAATCAGTCCAACTTTACTGCTGCTGTTAGTCAGTTTGATCGTTGGGTGTTTGACAACGGTAAGCGTGTACAGGGTTTGGTGAATCGTCGGGCGGTTGAAAAAGCTTTGTTTATGGGGTAG